TTGCTGTAATATCAAAGCCACCAACTGTTCCTTTTGTTTTGTTTTGGTATTGTGCAGCTAAATCATTTTGATTTACTAATATTATAGAGCCTTCTAATATATCTTCAGTAATTAATTTACTTGTTACTGAAATACTTGTATCACTAGCCCCTTGATCTGCACTTACAGTAAATTCATTAACCTCATCACCATCAACATCTGCAACATTTAACACATCATTTGTTTTAAATACAGCTGTTCCAATAGCATTAATATTTATGCTTGTAACTGGCACTTGTTGTTGTACAACTACTTTTTCAATATAACCTTCAAAAGCTGCACTTGCCTCAAATATTACATCAGTTGATCCAGCACAAGTTGAGAAAACCTCATAAGTTCCAGATGCACTTAAAACAGTTGAGTTTCCAGAACTACCAGCTTTTACTGATAATCCACCAGCACTCAATGTTAATGTTACAATTATTTTATATGTTAATGCATTAGTTAAAGTATCTTGTTTAATATCACTTGTTGAGCCAGTTGGTGAAAAGATTGCTTTGTTACTTGATATACTCCAGCCAGTTCCTTTTGTCCAACCAGTATCAGTTGCAAATATTCCATTTACAGCAACATCATTTCCAAAAGCACTTTTTATTGCTGAAACAGTTGTGATATAACTGTTTTGTGTTAACTTATTTACTAATGTATTTGTTTGCGGAGTTTTTTGCCCTATTTTATTTGTTTTATCTTGTAATATATCTGGACCAATTATTATGTCATCAGTTTTTGTTATTGATTGTGTATCTCTAATAATTTGATAACCTTGATAATCTACCTCATCTTTTAATAAATGAAATGAGCCGCTTTTAAATATATAATATGGAGTAGTTCCAGTTGCACTATAACCTTTTAATCTACCAATTGGATTAATATAGTTTGGTCTTGAGCCACTACCATCATTTTGATTCTTATTTGTTTCACCAATTACAAGCCTCATTGATGGGCTTTCAATAACTTTAGTTTGTCCATAAAGATATTCAGACAATAGCATTTCAGTAAAGCTATTAGTTCCACTTGTTGAGCCTAACCCCCATGTTCCAATAACATTTGATTTAACAAACAAACTACCATTCCAAACTTTTAAACTACCCTCAGAACTTGCAAGTAATGTATCACCCCAAATTAAATCACCAAAATCAACTATTTCTGAATCTTTAGTTGTTGGATTTGGACTTACTGAAACAAAACTACCATATAAAGCTCCAGATGCACTAGCATTAACAATAAGTAGTTTACCTTCAAATGGATTTATATTTAGTTGAGATGTATAACTAACTATGCTATTTGATGTTGTTGGATTTAAAGAGTAATTAGGATTGTATGCTGTTGGCTGATTTGTTTGCCCAATAACAGATGGATTTAATGGAGTTTGATAATTTGGATTTAAAGTATTTGTCCAATATATAGTAGATGCGGAAGGAGCATATAAAACTTGTAAATTAAATAATCCATTTACAGCATATATAAATTTAAAACTACCGCTGTTAGCCCCCCAATTGTCAATGTCAGTATAAATATCCCAATCACCAGTTAATGTTAATGCAGAGCCACTTACATCTTTAAATTCTATTTGTTGATTAAAACCAACCTTTGTTTGTGTTCCAACAATATTATCTAAATTAGACCTCCATACAGTTTTTTTAAAATTTAAATTTGCTGTTGTTGCATTTTCCCAATAATATTTAGGAGTATTAGATGGATCATATCTTAAATAATATGTTGTTGAGCCATCAGTTATATACATTCTAAATGTTAATGACATTGCTAATGTTCCACTATAGGCAACATTCATTGTAACATCTAAAGGTATAATTAATATCATGCTACCATCAACAGAAACATCACTAATTGTATCTTGATAAATTACATCTGTTTGTCCAGTTGTTAAATCATAAGGCAATCCACCAAAATAATTTTTGTTACCATAATCAATAAATTTAGCTTGAGTTCTTTTTAATTGCGGTAAGTAGTTAAATTGACTACCAGCTAATTTTTGTATGCCTCCAGTTACGTCATCAATTAACAAATTATATCTTGTCCAATATGAATCACCTAAATTATCAGATGAACTATCAAAAGCTCCAGTTTTTGTATATGTTCTTGTATCTATATTATCTGGATTTGCATAAGTTCCAGATTCAGTTGTATTGTATTCTTGTATTTGTACTATATAAAAAATATGTTTCCAATATATAATTCTTGCCCCCCAATGCTTTAACAAGTTTTTAAGTACATCATAACAATTTACAACAGTAAAATTTTCATCAGCATCTTTACTGAAAAACATTTTAGTGTTACATTTTGTTTGATAAAATGGATCAGTTGATTGAGTAATAGTAGGCATAACACTATTAAACCAATTTATCGCAGTAGTGAATTTATAATCTTGAGTAGAGCCTTGAGTAGTTGTAGATGCCCCAGATTTTAATAATATCTCTTTTAGCCAATAGGTAAACCTACCATTGCTTGAATACATATCAGCATCAGTATAACTACCAGCTGTTCCAGATTTTGAAAAGTCAATTTCTTTTAGCAATGACAAACCATCAACCGCAGTTAATGTAACTGGATAAGGATAATATAAATCTGGTGATGCACTTAAATCCATAAGCACAAATCCACTCCATAATGGAGCTACTGAGCTATAACCACTTGAGCTTTCTCTATATAAATGAATATAAACATCTTGCTCGTTAAAGTTTTCTCTTATATTTTTTATAAAAGCATCTTGAGTTGTATTGGTTACCATAAAAGGTAACTCTAACTTGCTGGATAATATTGGGCTGAATCTATCTTGTTCATCAGTTCCATAAGTTATAACTGGACCACCAGCTCCTATTGAAATTTCACTAGCACTTCCGCTATATCCTTCAACCCAAATTTCTAAGTAATAATCCCAGCCATTGTAACTCTTAAAGCTGGAGTAAAATTGTTTTGCTAAAGCCATAAATTAAACTGATCTAAATCTGTTAATGCTACCCCTTTGATTTGCTAAAAATATATCATTGCCACTAATACGCCCAAACACTTCAACTTGTTGCGTTCCTCCGCCATTATTATTTATCATTGAATTTAATTTGCTTAATGGCAACACCGCTTCTGATTCGTTACCCTCACCAATTAGAGCCATTGTTGGACCAGTAACAATACCTCCAGATGCTAATTTAGGAATTTTTGATAAATTTAATACATCTTTTAATCCTTGTCCAAAAGCATCTTTCATGGATAATTTACCCCCACCAAACATGAATTTAATTGCTGTTGTAATTGCTAATTGAATCAGCATTTGTTTTATAGCTTGTTTTAAGTTATCTAAAAATGATTTAAAAAATCCTTCTTGACTATATGCGGCTGATGTCATAGCACTTGAAAATACATTTTCAAATGTTTTTGTGGCTTCATTAAGAGCTATTTGTTTATCTGTTAATTCTTTTATTTCACCACCAACTTGATTTAATGGACCAATAAATGGAGCAGCAACAAATGGTGATAATATAGTAGTTGCGTTTTGTCCACCTCCACCACCACCAAGTTGAAATGGATTAGATAAAAAGCCCAAAGCATCTGCTAACTCTTTTGCTTGATTTTTTATAGCATCAGCAAAACTTCCAAATTTTGTTTCATAAGCTACTGTGTTATCTTGTAAATCTAATATTTCTTCAGACAAAGCATCAAATACATTTGGAATTTGTGGCTTTCCTAAATAACTCAACAAGCTATTAAATCTTTCTATTAAAAATGCAAATGGATTATATTCTACTAACCATGCTAAAACTTGAATCAAGCTATTTTTCCACCATGTCCAATCAGATAATCTTTCTTTAAATGCCTCATAATTTTCTCTGACATAAATAAATCCAGCAACTAAAGCAGATAATCCCATAAGAATTATACCAGTTCTACTAAATAAATTTGAAAATATTTTTACTAAACTTCCACTTATTGATAATAATGGACCAATAGCCGCTGCTAATAATGTGAAATTTAAAATGTTTTGTTTTAAAACTGGATTCATTTCTCTAATGCTTTCAACAAATCCTTTTGCCCATGTCAAAAGTTTTTGTGCTACTGGCAATAATATTGATCCAATCTCAACTGATAAATTTGTAATATCTGCGGTTAACTGTCTTGTTTGATTAGCAAAACTACCAGATGTTCTAGAATAATCACCAATGGCTTTTGAACTTTGTTTTGCAGCTAATTGAAAAGTTAAATTTGCTTTTGCTACTCTATCTAACTCTTTAAAAACTAAACCTTGATCTTCTGCAAACTTTTTTAAATCAGCTTCAGTTATTGCAATACCTAATGATTTTATTGATTCTCTTTCACCAAGTAATGCTTTTGTTAAAGCTAAAGATGCCCCTTCAGCTCCACCAGAAAAGTTTGTAAATGATGCTAAATCAACTGCCAGTTCATTTACTTGTTTACTTAAATTTAATGCCTCTTTTTCTGTAAAACCAAATCCAACTAATAAATCTCCAGTATCACCAAGCATTTGTTTTGCTGCCTTACTTGATAAGCCAAATGATTTTTCAAATACTCTTGCTGTTTGTTCTGCTTCAAATTGAATACTACTAAAAACAGTTTTGAATTTTGAATCAGTTTCTTCAAAATCAGATGCCATTTTTATTGCCGCAGCCCCTAATCCAATAACTGGTAGTGTAATATTTCTTGTTAAAGTTTCTCCAGTACGTTGTAATGATGCTCCAAACTTTCCAATACTTCTTTGAGCCTTACGCATTGAACGATCAAATCCTTTTAGATTTGCTCCAAACATTATAGTTAAATAACCTACTGATTTAGCCATCTATCTTTTTTGTTTTATGATTTGACATTTTTTTTATAAACTCAGCTTTTGCTTTTAATTTTTCGTAATTAATTTCTTTTTCGTTTTTATCCCATTCAAACTTTATTAAGTCAGTTGGCTTTAACTTTTTGCCTTTTTGTATTTGTATATTAAGCAATAAAGTTGTTTGCCATCTTGTTCTTTCCCATCTTCCTCTTTCTCTTATGTTTTCAAGCTCATAAAAGCCATCTAACTTATTCCAAAAATGTTTAGGTAGGTAGTCATAAAACTCATCTACTCCCATTCCTAAATAACCAAAAGCAATCTTTTCAAGTTTTAGCCAAGATAGTTTTTCTTTTACTTCTTGGCTTTTTGCTTTTTTTCGTTACTACCTCCCATTTGTTCTGTTAGTATTTCCATTGCTTTGCCAATACTATCAAAATCACCATCTATTAAATCAGCTAAATCATCAATAGTCAATTCACATTCTTGCTTTGCAGCTCTATAACCATCCTCAACACCACAATAAATTAATGTTAAGGCATCATCTAAAGTCATATCAGTACCGAGTTTATCTAAATCTTGTAATGATGTTTTCGTTTTTGAGCTGTATTTACGCAAAGCATTAAATCCAAATTTGATTGGTAGCTTTTTTTTATTTATTTCTATAAAAGTATAATTCATTTTTTTTGTTTAGTTTAAAAGGATCATAGCAAAGGCACTAAACAAAAATTTAGAGCCTAAGCTAATCACCTATATTATTAAGATGTTTGAACAACTTGATTCAACACACCAGTTCCTTCAATTGTCATTGAATAAGTTGCAGTATCTTCAGTACCTCCAGTTAAGCTCATTGATGTAATAAATCCACTACCAGTATAACTAACATCATGTAAAGTAGTATCATCACCAAATATAAAACTTACCGCTTGTCTTGCATTTAAAACATTTGTTTCTAAAACATCATCAGCTCCATTTGCTAAAGCTCCACTTCCATCAGTCCAAGCATAAGCCCCATCAATGTCAATAGAGAAATCTCTTAACCCTTCTAAGATTTCTTTAAATCCACCGCTTTCTTTGTTTGTGATTTCTCTCGGTGAATGATTAACATTCAACGTACAGTTTTGAGCAAAAGCAATTAAATTATTTGTGCTTGTGCTATAAACTTTTATTTCAGTTCCATTTAAAATAGCCATTTCTTTTTATTTTTTATATTAATTAATTATTTTCTTCGGCAACTTTTTCTTTTGCCTTTTTTTCTTTTTTCTCTTTTAAGTAACCATTATCTTTTAAAAAAGCAATAGTTTCTTCATTCTTTATTTCCATTTCAGTTCCAGCCATTATTACTTGACCAGCATACCTCCAATTTTTTTTCAATTTTATTTTCATAATTTATTTATTTAACTTGTCGGATTTATTTGTCTAATCTCAAAATCTAAAGCCTTTCTGTAAATACCAGCATCACCGCTAGTATCGTCAAAAATATCATTGTAACTTTGAAATTGACTTGATTGTATTTGTTCACCTCCATAAGTTCCTTCATTAATTCTATCCATTGCAACTCTAATCTTTTGAGCTAAATCAGATGCTTGTGAATATGTTTCGCTATAACAAGAAATCATTACATCATTTGTATCTAATGTTGATGCTCCATCTTTTGTATCATTAGGCTGCACACCAGTAACATCATAAATAATAAAAGGGAATGTAGTTGTTTGTGGAGCTACGTTTGGGAATATTCTATTTCCTACTATATCGTAAACATCACCAACACCACCATTGTATAAAATACTATATATTGCTTTTCCTATTTCCATTTAATAACCAAATTTACCATATTTTTCTGTTCTCTTAGTATGTCTTTTAATTAATTTTTCCATAACAACACCACCATCTTTTAAAGAATGTGCAACCATAATTCCTTTAGTTTGTTCAAATGCTGGTTTCATAAATTCTTGATCTCCTTTTTTTGCTGGACCTCTACCCCCAAACATAACTTCACTACCATATTCTATCCAAGCTCCATAAAACCCAGATTTAGTATATCTTTTTTTTGTGTTTGATCCTTTGTAATTTTTATCTGTATTTGCAAACCTTCCTTTTACTCTTGGACCAACATAACCACCATGTTCTCTTTTACTAGCTTTTGTTCTAAAATACCCTATACTTTTTTTAAGTTGTCCAGTTTTATTTGGCACTAACGTTTGTGCTTTATCAACTAAAGGCTTTGAGTTCTCTTTCCAAAAAGCATTCCAAATAGTATCATCATTTAATTCTTTAGGTAAATCCTTGAACATTCTTTCAAGCTCACTTAAACCTAATACCTCAATACTACTTCTTGCCATTAATCTTTATTTTCACAAATTATTTCTAAAAACGCTGTTCTTCCATCTATCTGATTAATTACTTTTGGAAAATAATATTTCCCATCATAAGTTAATCTTGATTGTAAACTTAAATTGCTCATATCTAAATTTCTAATATAAATGTGCAACTTAGTCATTCCAGTTATTTTACTTGATTCATCTGTTTTCTCACTACCCCCTTTCCACTCAATTGCAGCCCATACTGTTCTGAAAGCAACATAACTTCTTGTCAATTCACCATAGCTATTAGCTGAGGTACTAACTGATTCAATAGTTACTCTCCTATCTAATTCGCCTATTGTCATCCTACTATTTGTACTTTATAAGTATCAAGCAACCATTTAACATTTTGAGGAAGCTCTGTTGCTATACGCCCTATCACCACACTATTTCTGTTTTGGTAAAAATTCCCTATTGTTAATAAGATAGCTTGTTTTATTATTTCTGGCACATCACTTGCAGCTCCATAACCAACTGTGTATCTTACTCTAACAGCATCATTTCTTTTGGTTATTGTTGGAAAA